TTAAAGATACAGTTAATAAAAATAATCCTATTTCTTATAGGATGAATAACTTAAATGTGTCTATGACTAATATTTGTTCAGAAATAACCTTATTTACAGATGAGGAACACTCATTTATATGTTGTTTATCTTCTCTTAACTTAGCTAAGTGGGAGGAATACAAAGATACAGATTGCGTTCAAACTGCTATCTGGTTTTTAGATGGAGTAATGGAAGAGTTTATACAAAAATCTAATGGTACTGATTCACTATTAAGAACTCATAACCATGCTAGAAAAGGTAGAGCATTAGGTTTAGGTGTTATGGGTTGGCATACCTATTTACAACAAAAAAACTTACCATTTACCTCTATAGCATCTACTGTTCATACTAGAAATATTTTTAGTAAAATAAGATCTGAAGCAGAAACTGCCTCTATGGATTTAGCAGCCGAATATGGTGAACCATTATGGTGTAAGGGCACAGGTATGAGAAATACACATCTGTTAGCTGTAGCACCTACAGTATCTAATTCTGTTATTTGTGGTGGTATAAGTGCTGGTATTGAACCTTTACCTGCTAATATTTACACTTTTAATGGAGCAAAAGGAACATTTATTAGAAAAAATAAAATCCTTCAAGCACTATTGGAATCAAAAGGTGAAGATAAAGATAAATGGTGGAATCAAGTACTACAAGAAGGTGGAAGTGTAATGGGATTACCTGATACTATACTTACAATGGAGGAAAAAGAAGTATTTTTAACCTTTACTGAAGTAAATCAACTAGAACTAGTAAAACAAGCAGCTGAAAGACAAAAATATATAGATCAAACACAATCATTAAACCTCAGCTTTGACCCTAATGATTCTCCTAAATGGATAAACCAAGTTCATATGGAAGGATTTAAGTTAGGTATTAAAACTTTTTATTATTTAAGAACAGATTCTGTTATTAAAGGTGATTTAGGAAGTAGGATGGAACTCTGTGTTAGTTGTGAGGGTTGATGGGAAGTCACATATGTATAATAAATAAATAAAAATAAGTACACTATTATTTGGATACTCCAAAAAAGATATGTAGATTGATGGTGACTACTTAAGATTTAAATATTAGCATATGGTAGGAATATATAAAATAACTAATCCAATAGGTAAAAGTTATATAGGATTAAGTAAACAAATAGAAATAAGATGGAAGTCATATAAAAATATGTCTTTTAAAACTAATAACCTTTTAAAGAAATCCTTAGAGGAACATAAGTTTGAAAATCATACTTTTGAAATATTAGAAGAGATTAATATCTTACTCTTAACTGAAAACAAATCAAATAGTTTACTTAGAAGAAGAGAAAGATGGTGGATTAAGGAGTTAGATACTTTTAAAAATGGTTTAAACGAAAATGGAGGTGGAAGTGGGTGTGATAAACATACAGCTAAATCTAAATCTAAAATAGGTGCTGCTAATAGAGGTAGACCTAAACCAAAAGGATTTGGTGAAAATAGAAAAAAGTGGCAACACACAGAGGAGTTTAGGAAAAAAATAAGTAAACCAAAACCACCTCATTTTAAAAGTAGAAAGGGATGTGTTGGTCCTAACTTAGGTAAAGTGATGAGTGAGGAACAAAAGATGAAGATAAGTGCTTCCAATAAAGGGAAGAAAAGATCTAAAGAGGTTTGTGATAAACTCAGTATAGCAAAAAAAGGTAAACCTTCACCTAAAAAAGGTAAAACATACATAAAATATTTGGATATCTAATATTTTTTATGTATATTGGTGGTCAATCGATGATTGAACCAAATATTACTATTAAGTAAAAGTTATGTATTTATAACAAACAAACAACAATAATAATATGGCACAAGAATTAGGAGGGAGTACAAATATGGGAGTTGATGTAGATGGGGATGGCAGACCTGACTTTCATTTAACTTTAAAATCAATCGGTTTAATAGTAGCAGCTGTTTTTACACTAGGAGGTATGTATTTTAAATTACAATCTGATATTGAAGAAGCTAAACTATTACCACCAGCTTCTATAGATAGGACTGAGTATGATTTAAAAGAGCAATGGTTTGAAGAGCATATTAAAGATCTAGAAGAAGATGTTAAGTCTTTACAAGATCATATGGAAAAACTAACTGAAAAAGTTGCTAATAAAAGGGATAGATAAGATCTAATAAATGTTTTATTAAAATTGTTATATCATGTTTAAATATTTAAATAATAAATGGATGGCTTTTAAAAACATTTTTAAAGACGACAATGACATTAATGAAAAGTCTGTCGTGGGTTTTGGATCATTTATAGTAATGGTAATATTTGCTTTTGCTGATTTACTAACAGGGTATATGGGTAAAGATTTAGTTGTAAATGAGTTTATTTATAATTCATTTGTAATTATTACTTTAGGATCCTTTGGTATAGCTGAAGCAGGAAAAATATTTGGAAAAAAATAATAAATTATGCCTATACAACCAAAAGGAATTATTATTCACTCTATGGCAGAGTATTTAAAGATGCCTGAAGGCCCAATGAAAGCACATGATTTTCTAAAATCCATTAAACTATCAGTACATGGTTTTATCCATCCTGATGGTGAGTATGAAAAAATGGTAGAAACTCCTAGTAAAGCGTTTCATGCTGGAAAATCAATACATGAAGGATTATCAGGTTTAAATTCTCATTTTTTAGGATTTGAACTTTTAGTACCTGGAGAACATGATTATGGTACTTTTTCTAAAGCTATAGAAACTTCTGGTACTTATACTGAAGAGCAATTTTATTCTGCTGTAGAGGTATGTGCTTGGTGGATAAAACAATATAATATTCCTGTTAACAATGTTGTAAGACATTCAGATGTATCTGGAGATGATGTTAGAGGTAAAGGAAAAGGTAAAACTGATCCAGGATCTGCCTTTGATTGGGAATGTTTTAAAGAAGCGTTAATACATCAATAAAAATCTAATAACTTGGAAAAGCTAAAAGCAAATGTTTTGCCTGTTTTAATAGCACTTTCTGCGTTATCAGTCAGTGGCTCTGCAGCTTTCTACTCAGTAAGTGGGTTAAGTAAGTTATTCGCAGGAGCTTCATTTGAAGTCATAATAATGAGTAGCAGTTTAGAAATCTCTAAATTAGTAATAGCCTCTTTACTGTATCAATATTGGAATACTATAAATAAATGGCTTAGAACGTATTTAGCATCCGCTGTTGTAATATTAGTATTAATTACTAGTATGGGTATTTATGGTTTTTTAAGTGCAGCATATCAAGATACTTATAGAAATCTTTCCGTTAAAGACAATAAAATAGCTTTCTTAACACAGAAAAAAGATTTTTATGAAAGTGATGTATTAAGATATGATGAAGAGCTTAAAAGAATATCAGAAAATATTTCAATACTCTCAAATGCTAAATCAACTGGTATCCAAGTTAGGGATACTACTTCTTCAACTGGGTTTAGAAATACAATCTCAACTACTGAACTTAGATTATCACAAAAAAGAATATCAGTTGAGGAAGAAAATAGAAAAAGAGTACAATCTAAAAGAGAAATAGTAGCTGATAGTTTACAAAAATATCAACTTAGTATTCTTACTTTAGAAAATGATAGTGAATCAACAGGTGAACTAGGACCACTTCAATATTTATCAGGATTAACTGGGATACCTATGGATAAAATAATAAATGTTTTACTTTTAGTAATAATATTTGTATTTGATCCTTTAGCTATATCTTTAGTAGTAGCAGCTAACTTTGCTTTTGAACAAGCAAATCCTAAAAAGAAATATAAAGAAAACCTATATGGTGAAATAGAAGAAGAAAAAAAAGATTATACTAAAATAAACAAACCTATTTATGTTGAACAAGATAAACCATCTTATACTGAACAAGATGCTATAGAGTTTTTTGATGAAATAGAAAAGGAAATAGAAGAAGAAAAGAAAGAAAAAATAGAAGAGGAAAAAGAAGTAGTAGAGAAAAAAATAAAAGAAGATGATGGGTGGGATATAGTAGATGAAGAAGAAAATATTATAGTTGAAAAAAATACCCCTAGAAGTATAAATGATGTACAATTAGAATTAGATAAAGTAAAATTAGAATATGATGATTTAGGAAAATACACTTCTAATGATTATAAAAGAAGAGGGATGGAAAATAATATTAAACAATTAAAAAAAGAATTAAATAAACTTAACAATGATGATACTATAACCTATTAAATTATGAAAAAAACAATAATAACCACACTTATTTTACTTATAATCTCAATTGGTATTTATATTATGCAAGTAACAGTAGGATTTCCACCCTCAGATGCGACGGGTTCTGCAATAAAAGGAGTTCAAAAAGCAAATAAATATAAAATTGAAGATGATACCGAAGTAGAACTTGTAGGAGAAGATTTTCAAATATTCATTCAAAATGATGAAATTCAAGAAATGTTGCAAGATAAAGACTTAAATGAGTTTATTAATATAGTAGCTGAAGCAGGATTAGACACAGCAAAGTTAGGAGATTATAAAGGATTAGTTACAAATAAAGAATTTATTAAATTGCATAATACTAATACTTTTTCAACTTTAGCTAAACTAGCAAAATGATAAAAAATTTTTATATATTTATAACAAAATAACAAATAATTATGAGTTTATTTAATTCCTCAGAAGGTCCAGGCATCTGGCAAATTTTTACAAAAAGATCTGATATTAGGGATCTACCTGTAGAAGAACAAAGAAAAAAATATTTAACAGAACAGCTTCAATTTGAAGATTTTATTTCTCAACAACGTTATCTTCAACAAGTAGCTATATATCAACAAACTCAAGCTCAAGGAGGAGTATCTAGTATGGATGGTGACTCCAGTTATGTTTTTGGAGATAGATCAGAATTAGATTTAGCAATCTCAGAATGGATTTCAGATGAAGCATCTGCTATTGCAACTTATGGTCAAATAAATACTTGGGATGTAACCGCAGTTACGGATATGAGCAGTTTATTCCAAAATAAAACTACTTTTAATAGTGATATTTCAAATTGGGATGTGAGTAATGTCACTGTTATGCAAAGGATGTTTAGAAATGCTACTGCCTTTAATCAAGACATTGGCTCTTGGAATGTGAGTAATGTGACGGATATGAACGAGATGTTTTATGATGCTACTGCTTTTAACAAAGATTTAAACTCTTGGGATGTGAGTAATGTTACTGATATGGAAGAAATGTTCCGTACGGTTTCAAGTGCTAATAATTTTAATGGAGATATAAGTAGTTGGGATGTAAGTAGTGTTGTGGATATGAGTGATATGTTTGCAGGACAGTCTGGGAAGGCTAATGCTTTCAATCAAGACATTGGTAGTTGGGATGTTAGTAGTGTATATACTATGCAAAATATGTTTTACTATAATCCTAACTTTAACCAAAATTTAAATTCTTGGGATGTTAGTAGTGTAACAAGAATGGATAATATGTTTAGTAATCCAGTTGGTGCTGGTGCTTTTAATGGTAATATAGCTAGTTGGAATGTAGGTCTTGTAACGAGAATGACTAGTATGTTTCAAAATACTGCTTTCAACCAAGACATTAGTTCTTGGAATGTAAGTAGTGTTACCGATATGTATGGAATGTTTCAGGATGCAACTTCTTTCAACCAAAATATTGGTAGTTGGGATGTAAGTAATGTTACAACTATGCAAAATATGTTTCAAAGTGTTACACTCTCAACTTCAAACTATGACGCTTTACTTATTGGTTGGGCAGCTCAAACATTAAATAGTAATGTTACATTTAGTGGGGGAAATTCACAATACTCTGCTGGTACGGCAGCAACTGCAAGAGGAACATTA